GATCCAGTCAAAGAGCCCCTTGAGCGTCCACGCCCGAGGCTCCAGACCGCACCAGATCGGAGCCAGAGCCCTGCGGTTCCCGTAGAATCGCTGTATGACCCGTTGTTCGGCCTGCGCGTACTCGCGGCCCACGAAGTACCACGAAGCCGCGAACGCCCCGTAGAACGGGTCTCCAAACAGGCACCACAGCACCGACTGAATCACAAGCGCGATGAACGTGTGTGAGGTCATGCTTCAACCTTCTGAACAGTGCAGACGCTCCAACCAGCCACTGTAGACAACGCAGCTCCAGAATTTTGATAAACCAACACACGAATCCGATTTCCAGATGTCAGGTAACGAGTTGCGCAAGTAAATGCGTTGATTGACTGACCTGAGATTGGGGCGGTGTTCATGATTGAAGGATCGTAATCTGATCCATTGATTTCAATCTTAGCCAAACGTCCACCAGTTGCGTTTGCGTCAAACTGCACACTTGCTTCAATGCGATACCATCCAGTTGATTTTATGTAAAACGAATCATCGTTTGTTGATGCGTTGTGAATACCAGTTGAATCAAAAGCATCAGCATTCCACGCAATAGCCGTCCACGTTGCATTGGAAATCGACTGTGCAGTATCTCTTCTGGACTGACAGATGTTTGGGCTGATTCCATTGTATGGTGTTGTGATCCCATCTTGGACATGACAATCAGTGACAGTGTTTGCGTAATCCTTGTCGTATCCTGTTGAAGGATACTCAATCGGGAAAACCGTGTTCAGAAAGCCCGTCTGAGTTGTTTTTGTTGCTTGATTGTCTTTTACAAAACAAGATTTGAATCGAATTGATCTTGGCTGGAAACCGTCAACCTCAGGCTCCCGACTGATGTAAAAACCTGCCCTGTAGGTCATGCTTGGCCTTCCAGTGACAAATCCAGTGTTCACTGATTGGCACCCAACAAAATCGACTTTCTCCGGAATAGATGTCCCGGCAGTTTTCATGCCGCTAACCAAAAATCCAATGTCGCCGCAATTTATTGCAGTGCATCCGGTCACAATGATGTCATGGCACGCATTGGCAAATTTGAACCCAACAGCAGCGCCTCTGTCTGCAACGCAACCTGTCAAACTGAAATTTCGATTCCCATCAACTCCGTCACCAGTTCCGGTGAAGTCGTAACACTGATCCACCAAAGTCACCACTGAGTTCGAGAGCGAAAAGCCTCTGGCATTTCCGCCAGCAATTCCGCGACTATAGATATTAGTGTACGCGGTTCCATTCCAAGCATACAAGCGAGCGACACGGTTTCCTGAACCTGTGTAATCCTCACAGTTAGAGAACCAGATACCTTGCACGACATCATCGGTGATCGTGCCTGTAAGCCGGGCGCGCATGTCGTGGACGTACGATCCCGAAATGTCAAAGTCTCGGCACCACCAAAGTCCGATCCCATTCCCGGAACCATCCCCGAAAACTTCCACGTCTTTGAGCCAGAAGTCATTTGAATACGTGGCTCCAGTGCCTTCGATTTTTAGACCAAAAACGAAATTCAATGCCCCGTTCGGATTGCTGTCGTAAGCTGCGTTCGGGTAAGGATTTGTTCCACGATCAATCGAAATGTTTTCGATGAAAAACCCAGAAATGTACTTAATGTACAGGGTCACACACGCCAGCACTCCAGACTGATTCGTCTGCTTCAGTGTGCAGTTCCGAAGCCCCTTGAACGACGAAGGCTGCACCGTCCCACTGACCGCGTACGTGAGCCCTCCGCCGTCTACCGGGAATCCGCTCTGAAGTGCCGCCAGAACCGCTGCCGTGTCATCAGTCACGCCATCGCCAACGGCTCCGAAGTCTTTGAAGGACTTGAAATCTCTGGACTTGCTCTGCTGCGAACGCGGAACAGCACCGGTTCCCTCCTGCACAAACTGGACCGATTCGCCTCCAATCGCGTCGTTTAAGACACGCGCGCCGACAAACAGAAATTTATCACCAGCCGTTGCGCCGGTCGCAAGTGTGACTGTCGTGCTGTTTGTCTCCGTGTAATCGCTTAGAGCAAGTCGCAGGCCATTCCGATACACCGCGAGGTTATTTGTCCCCGGAGTGTAAACAAGGCTGGTGAGCGTAAACACCGTTTGCGAGGCCGTTGCTGTTCTCGATTCAGTCGAAAACGTGGACGCATTCAGTTCCGCCGCGCTGTAATTCGTCAGGGCAGTCCCTCCAGCGTTCCACCCAAGCAACTGCGCCCCGCTGGCATTCGGAAGCTCTGTAGAGACGCCAGCAGCAAAATCCGAAACACGCGCCCGCATCGACCGAGACGAATCGGTCTTCAGCGTCTGAACCATCATCGTCAGCCGATCAAAGACGTCCTCGTGTGTCTCAGCGAAAAATGCACCCTGGTTCCGCAGATCCGTGGTTTGCGTGATCGCGGAAATCGCGCGCCGGATCGTGATTCGGGTTCCGTTCGAGGGAGCCGTTCCAAACGTCACATTCCCGCCAGCATAGGAACCAACTCCCGAAACAGTGTAATGCGTTCCCTCGGTGTAATACGTTTCGGATCCTGACGGAAGTTCCCCGATCACAACAAGATCCGCAGATGCCAGCGCGCGGAACGTGTACGGGAAAACGGTTTGGGAACCGTTGGCGATTGCCGTGATGAGGTTGGTTTCAGATGCGACTGTCATTTGCGTTCCTCTTTGGTTGGGCCGACGATCAAGACGCCCGGGTTCGTTGTAGTACCTTCCCACAAAGCCTTTGCACCTTCAAATGTCTTCTGTAATGCAGGAGCTGGAAGGTTGAAAAACATGCCGCCCGTTCGAAACATCGAACTGACAAGCGGACGGTCATAATCCCATTCAGTCGGATCAAGCCCCTTATCCTGCACTTCCTTCGAAATGCTCTGCGTGAGCTTTTGAATCTCCGGCAAAATCCTTGTTCCCGCCGGGCCCTCATACTTGCGCCCACTAAGCAGGCCGGGAATCTCGCGCACAAAAGGGAACATCGAAAAAACACTGTTCACCTGTTCTTTTGCAAGTTTCGCATACCAAGGATCTTCGTCGCCGTCGTCGCCTTTGAGTAAATCCTTGAGCAACATGGAAATCAGAAGCGGAAGCGTGTTCAAAACGGACATATCAACCAACAACCTTCCAACGGACAGGGGATCTTTGAACTCTGTCCGCTTAATCAGTTGCACGTTTTGGTTAAGCAGCGCGTTCGAATAACTGTAAAACGTTGTCCACAGCTTAAAGAATGCGCCGCCCATGCGTTGCACCTTTGCCTGTGCCTTGATATGGCCGCCCCCCTGCGTATCTTCCACAAGTTTGTCGCCATACGCAATCGCATCGGCTTCAGAGGCATTCAGTTCTCCCTTGGCGTACAGATACCCGGCAAGCCAAGTCGGAATGTCTGCCAGCATCTGGCCTTTGCCAATCAAGTAGAAGTAGCTGTCGGTGATCGCAGTGCGCTTCGACGGATCGACCGTGTTGCGAAGTTCTGAAATGTCTCGATCCAGTGTCTTGGATCGCATCCGCATGAACGTCGATTTTTCATGGATCACAGCAACTCGAGCTTCCAATTCGGAAGCGTCGCCAAGCCATGCGTGCAACGCCCGCGCCATGTACTTCGCCCCTTTCGGCCCGAGTTTAGGAATCGCGTTGGTGAACCCGTAGGTCTGTTGCAACACTGTCCACAGATTCCATGCCATGCCTGCTACAGTGGATCGTGTGCGAAGCCATGTTGCAACAGCCTCCCACGGAGATTTTTTCTCAAGGCCACCGGATGCAATGTCCATCACCACATCCCGCAATTCCGTCAGCATTTCCTCACTGTAAAAACCAGCGATCGTCCCGGAAATTTCTGAGTCATTCAAAATCCGGTTCACGTCGATGAGCATCTCATGATGCGTCAGATCGTGAATCACCATTGCAACATGGTTGTGCAGCACATCGAACCCGATCTTCACCGGACGTTCGACGCCCTCAACACGAGCCTTGGTGTGCCCTCTGGCGGTTGTGGCAAACCCAACTGCCCCTCGCATCATCTGCTTTGCCACATCTGCCGCTGATTCGGATTCCGCTTTTGCGCCAGTGTACTTGAGCGGGTAATATCCGCCGGGCATGACCCCGAACTTTGTCACCCATGGGGTAGGCTCCACCTTTTCAGGTGCGATGCCATACACACGTTCCTGCTTGGCTTTGATTGCAGGCCAGAAGGAATCAATAAAATCCCAAACGGACTGCACAAACTTCACATCCTTTTCAGTCAGGGTCTCGAGGATTTTCTCAACATCCGACTCAGTAAACCCGTTGTAACCATCAACAAGTTTCTTGCGGTTGTCGGCATTCCCCCAGTTCAAAGCAATGCAAAGTCGGTCTTCATGTGAAAGCTGGAATGATCCAGTCACACCTTGGATGTTCACCCGCTTCTTGAACTGCGAACGCTCCTCGTCCGTGTAAACCTCATACAACTTCCGAAGCGTTTCGGTTGCTTCGGAGGTCATGATGTCTTGCGCGTTCTGTGCCTCGTTCACGGGCCGCTGAATGCCGTTGAACATCGGGCCAAATGGCTTGAACCGATCCAACTCCTCCACGATGTCCGTAAGCCGTCGCGTTGATTGGAAGAGCCCGTTGATAAGCCCGAATCGGCGCTCTGTTTTGCTCTTTGCCCTAGGCGAGACGACAGCGCCTTTCCGGCCTTCCTGCATGGAAGGGAGCGCTTCGCTCTTGAACGCTTCAAACGTGCGATCTCGCTCAGCTTTCAAAAGTTTGTTCTTCAGAGATGCCAGTTTGTCGATCTGCTTTACCGCATTGTAAACGTCGCGGAACTCCACAAACGTCATGGTGCGAAAGTCCTGCTCAAACGCGTCGTCGTAAAGCGCGTCAGAGATTTCAACCGTGAACCCTTGTTCCTCTTGGGATTCGATCCACTTGCGAAGGTTGAGACGTTCTTCGATCCGAACTAGCGGCGTCGTCCGCAACTGGAACCGCTCCAGAATGGACTGCACCTGTTCACGGTACTGGTTGCCAGCCTTCCCAAGCCGCGCCAGCGCTTTGTCGTCGCTCATGCGCAGCAGGTAACGCTGCATTTTCTCCGTATCCTTCTGGATCTCACGAGCTGCCCGGTACATGGCATGCCCAACAAGTTCCGCCTCTTTCTGTGCCAATGCCTGTTGGAAGTTTCCGGAAGCAACAGCCTTTGCCGCCGCTGCAGATGCCCGTTTTGCCGCCGCCAGATACAGACTCGGGCGAATCTCGCGAATCTGTTGCGCTGACAGCGTTCGATTCGCAGATTGCCGCGCCAGTTCGTTTATGAGCCGCAAATCCTGAAGTTGCGAGACTGCCAGTGCCTGCGCCTCGTTTGCGCGCAAAAGCCGCTTTGCCAGCAAGCCAAGCGGTGCGCCAGCCGCTACGCGTCCCACAGCCTGCTCATCAGCCCTGACACGCCTTGCCAGCGCCGACATCTCAGCGGCGATCACTTCATCGCGTTGTTCGTTCCTGACATCCTCAGCCGCTGCATCAGCAAGCTCCTGTTCATCCTGAATCAGGGACGGATAAAGAACGTCGAGCCTGCGTTGCGTTTCGGCCGAAACCGCTTTTGCAAAGGGTTCGATACTGGCAAGCGCTGTGACAAGTTCATCGCCAGACTGGAAGCCGAGGATGTTTGCAGCCGCATCCGCATCCATGCCACCCTCAACCCGGTAAACACCCAGGTTCTTCAGCTTCTTCCGGACTTCCTTGGTGACGCTGGGAAGCGCGATAACGCTGTCTCGATCCAGTTTGAACGGCGTCACAATGCCGTTAACCTCTTCGCCGTTCGGTTGTTTGCCGAAACGTAAAAACGCCAAAGCGATGTGGTTCCGATCCGCGTTTAGTTCAGTGGAAACCTCTTCAAGGATCCGCTCTTTCTCATCCAAACGTTCCTGAGTCTGCGCATCACGGATTTCCTTCATGAGGCGCGTTTGCAGTTTCTCGCGGGCCTGCATGGACGCCTTAATAACGAACTTGGAGTAACGCTCCCACTGGTCATCCGTCATGAACGCCGGTTTTTCCATGAACATCGGCTCAACACCATTCTCAGCTTGTGCGGCGTCGATTTCGTCCTCGGTCGCAACCATGCGATCGAACACACGGCGAATGTCATCTGACAAAGTGGCATCCAATTCAGGGTTCAGAAGATCCTTGTAAATTCGGAGAAGCCACATGCGCATGGATGCAAAAAAACCGCGCACGTCTTCTGCTGGTGCCACGCCTTCCATCAGGTACTTCTCGAAACCACGGGCAAATGTCTCGTGCTGATCGCTTGTCGGATAATCCTGCGCATCATCCATTTTCAGCCAACGCCGAATGGCATCCACGTCCGCCTTGAGGTCTCCCTGCGCTGCCCCGGCGTTGTCGATGTCCAACGACACTTCAAGGTACCAATGGGCCATCTCGTGCATGAAGGTGGAGGCATTTGCCTTCCTCAGCATGCCAATCGTGAACGGCCTGCGCCCCGCCCCGCGTTGTGTCGGATCGAATTGGATGAACCCTCTGGCTGCAATTTGTTGCTGCTCCTGTTTAAGCGCAACACGCGGCAAAAGTTCCGCGCTGGAATCCTGAAACAGAATGCTTTTTTCCTCTGGATTAAACCGCTCCGACAACGGGATGACGTTTCCGTCAGCGTCGCGGGTAACGGGGTCGGCGGATTTGATCTGATTGGAAGTGAAAACAATAGCTTCTTCCAGCCCATTAAAATCCGGTTTTGAAAATCCTTTTTTTGGAAAAATTAAAATCCCATCGTATCCTTTTGCCTTGTAGGCATCTATATCCGCCTTGGAAAGGTCGTAATGTTTTCCGCGTTCAGTGAATGTTGCGGTCTCATCCAGAATTAAAGGATTGTTTATTCTTAAATACGCTTCGGTCAAAACATCACCATAAATCAAAGCGTATGATTTATCTCCTGTAAATCGAACAACCGGACCAGTTTTTCCGGCTTGTGGGTCAAAGATAATCCGCCTTGTTTTGTTGGCCCTATACACAGGCCCCACATCATACCCCGCCGCCTTCGCCGCTTCATCCACTAACCGCTGCGCCGTCTCCATGTCACCGGCTTCCACCGCTGCGAGATACTCCGCATCGCGCGCGTCCCCCTGATACAGTTCAGCGCTGACGGGTTCTTGGCCAGTGATCGTCACTGGAAACCGTTCGCGCATCTGTGGGAGCGATAAACCAGAACGCGCCCCAAGGATGTACATCATGCGCGCAAAGATGCTCGCGTGTACCTTTGCAACTGCGTCTCTTCCGTAACGTCCAGTGTTCAAAAGCTGCTGCGTCAGCTCATCGGTGAACGCTTTCACCTCAGGGTTTTTCGACGGAAACGCGGCCTGAAACTTGGCGTCCTCAGCGCTGATCTCTTGCAACTGAGTTGCAACTTGCGCTTGCTCAGAACGGACAGAATCCAATTCAGATTGCAGTGAATTTGCTTTTTCAACTTCACTCGTGAGCGACTGGTATTCATTCGCCAGAGCTTGCATCTCGGGCGATTCAGCCTGTCCGGTCAGCGTCGCCACCAATGCCTCAGCGGGAGTCTGTGGGAACTGTTGCCGGATCGCATCAAGCCGCGTCTGGATCTCAGGAAGGCGCGCCTGAGCCTCAGCCACATCCGCCTCCAGTTTCACACGCTGTTCCTCAAGTGTCGCAGCCCGCGCCTGCAACTGTTCGCTGGACTGGTTCAGCTTCACGAGGTTATCCAACGCCGCTTCCTGCGCGCGCAACTCCTCGGCCATCTCGTTCACCGTCGGAGCGGACGAGGACCCCAACCTCAAATCTCGAGAAAGCACCTCGTTGTGTTCGGTCGGTGCCAGTTTCTCGGTGTACTCGCCAATCGGGATTTCGATGTCAGACCCAGTTTGCCGGGCGCGATCGTAAACCTCAGCGGACCCAAGCACCTGTTCGGCAACTGCGCGCGGGTCCATTTTCCGGGCCGAAAAATACGCATCCCATTTCTCGATTGGAGCAAACACCGATTGCACCGGCCCATTCTCTGCCGCCATGTTTCCGAGCATTGCCAGCATCCCCGGAACACGTTCACGCGTTTTCTGCTGAAGCGCTTCGTTGCCAAGTTCGCGGAAAAAATCAACCTGCGCCTGCGCCTGTTGAGCAAGTCGGTTCGATGCCGCAATCATCCCCGGCCCGTACCGCAACAACCCGGCACCAGGTACAAACGCCGCCGCCGCCGCCGCCGCCAAGTATCCCTCGGGATTAAAATCGGGTGTCTCAAGATCCGTGAGCGGTTGAGACAAAAGCGTCAGGATGTCACCGACGATTTCTTCGCCAGCCTCAGCGATGATCCCATGAAACTGGACCTGTTTCAGCCGTTCCTTGAACTGTGGCCACCCGCTTGTGGGATGCAGCTTAAACCAACGCCCGACAAGCAACGCTTTCACCGCGTTCAGCTTTGTCGCTTCGGCAACCTTGGAGCCAAGTTTCCCTAGGAGTCCGCCTGAAAATTCAGACCCGATCTCGATAGAACTTTGTGACGCCGCCTTGAAAATCGACTTTGCCAAAGACTCATCGGGTTCCTTCAGGAAAGCCTCAAGGTCTCCAAACTCGTTTTCGCTGATGTTCTGAAGCGCCGGGATCCTGCGTTGCAACGTGTTCGCAGCAACTCGCACGGGATTGCCGACGGTTCCAACAAGCGCCGATTTCGTTGCCCATCCGCCGAGCTCGATTGCCGACTTCAACGGAAGGTTCATTGCCACCTGCCGCGCCGACTTGTTCAGCACACGTTTTGCCGTCGCCAAACCAAGGTTCACCGCAGCTTTCCTGCCCGCCGTCGCCAAACCTCCAGTGGCGGCCATCTCACCCATAAACGAAGGCATCTGGCTAATCCCAGAGCCAACCATTCCGCCCCAAGTGGTTCCGCGCCTGATCTCCGCGTCCACTTTCAGCAGATCAAGCCAATCCTTCGCAGTGCCTTCTCCGGAACCAACACGCCGCACCGTGTCATAAAGAGCATTTGCTTCCGCCAACTCAACGCCGCTTGCCACAAACGGAATGAACTGACCACGCGCAACATTCCGCTGCACCGTGTCCAGAAACCCAGCAGGCTGAATCGGCAACTGAGTAACCTCCTTTGCCTGCGGAACCGTGGACGGCTCGAGAACCTGGGGCGCTTCAGTGATCGCCGCACGCGCCCCCGGGGGCATGTACGGAGCAGCAGCAACCGCAGAGGGCTGGACGAGTGCTTCCGGAATTTCAGGGATCAGAGGCGAAAGCGCTTTCATGGTGCGCTCCAAGTTTTTGCCGAACACCCCCTTCAACTGTGGCACCTCTTCGATCTGATATCCCTGATCGCGCAGTGACCGAATCACCATGTTCCGCGCATCCTTGGACATCAGCCCGGGTTCAGCAGATCCCTCGCGCAAGACATCCTCAATTGCCATCAGCCGCTCAAGGTCGTCCTTTGTCGCCGCCGCGTTCATCGGGTCAGACAAAAGCTGTGCGGTTTTGGGATGCGAAGACTGCAACGCATCCACGTCGATCGACGTCTCAGCACGTTTGCGCGCCCAGTCCAGATTTCTGGACACAAAATCAGCCGGAAGATTCAACGTCTTCCCAAGTCGCAACGCCTCAGAAGCCTGATCGACAGTTGTGTCTTTCGCCAAAAACAGAGACCCAGCAAGCACTTGCGTGGACTCATCCACTGGAATTTGTTCGTCGATCATTTTTTCAAAGGAACTGCAAGAATGCCTTGGATGCGCTTCAAATATGCCTTCCCAACTTCATCGGAAGTAGGTTTCTTTCCTGTCACTCTAAGCAAATCAGCCTCAATTTTTTGCCGTTCAGAAGCTGGGATGTCTTCATATTTAATGCGCCCCTGAGTTGAAACAATATCCGCAGTGGTCATTTCACGGAGCGGTTTTTTCCCTCCAAACCATTTCCCTTCCTGAATAAATTCAGCAGCAAACGCATCCGCAAGGTGTCGCTTTTGCTCTGGAGTCAGTTGCTGTGCGCTGAATGCTTCTGTTAATTTTCTATGATACGCAACCGATTCACGTCCTTCCTTTAATGCTTTTGAGGCCATAAATTCTTTCGTGAAGAAATTGGCATCCTTTTCATTATCGGAAGCAGCTCGGTTTTGCTCCGTTTGCCCGCGTTCACGCAAAGACTTCTGCATACGCATCGCTTCTTGAAACTCTTTCTGAGTCAGAGACACTTTCGTCTCTTCAATTTGTCCGGCCAGATTTTTCCGAACCAAAACCACTTCGCCGTTGAAGTCCGCATTTTTGAAAGCATCAACCAACGCCGGATCGCTGCTGAAAGCCCAATCATTCAACCGCTGAATCACTTGAGGGCGTTCCGCTTCACTTTTGTCGAATCCCTTGAGTAACCGCATCTGAGTGCTGCCATCCAAAACAGGAAACCGTGGATCTGCTTTAAGCGTCTCTTGCGTTTGGATTTTCCCGGCTACCATATCGGAATAAATCTGCTCCGAAAGCTCTGCGTCCTTCTGGCGCTGCAAGGTTTTTTTCTCGTTGAAAATTGTGTTTATGTAATTTTCTGTCGCATCATTAGTTTTTTGATCCGTAGACAACCCGTTTTTTCGAACAACTTCGAGAGCCCGCTGATGCTGTTCTGCAAGCGTTCCAAACGACTGGCCAAGAATAGGATCACCAGAACCAGCGATGCTGATTGCGATGTCGGCGTTGTTTTTTGCCTGCGCACTAAAAACAGATTTGTTTATGTGATCGAAAACGCGGGCCTTGTCCGGGATTGCGTCCGCATAACGGTCGGCAATCACTTTTGCGGCTTGTGGATTCGTCTCAATCAACATCGGCAAAATCTGTTTCAGCGCTTTGCCTTGGTTTTCAAGAGTCAACCGTTTTGCCGCTTCGGCTCTGTTTGCGTCCGGCACTTGTGTCAACGGATCAAAAGCGCGTTGCCGTCCAGCAATTGCGATTTGATCCATCACATCGTCAATCACTGCGGTATTCCATCCGCTTTCCTGCGCTGGATCCACAGACACCACGTTATTCGGATCAACAGCCAAAGCAGAAGTGACACGGTTGATCGCCGATTCGTTCACCTGGTTGAACGACAACTCAACCGTTCGATCACGCTGAACGCCGATACGCTGCTGAAGGCTTCGGTCGAAAGACGACAACATCCCGAGCTTCGAGCGCTGGAATTTGCCCTTTGCTTCTGGAGTGGAAAGCTGGGATTCGATCTCATCCAGCTTCCTTTGGTAATTCTGACGAATCCCGCCAGACTTGGACATCAAGTCCCCACCCTCCATCTGCATCACGCCAACGCCTTTGTCCGTCCCGTAAAGCGTTTCGGTCTCAAGCGTGTTTGCCGCAGCGAAGGCTTGGTTCAGCGACGCCTCAATTGCTCGATTCCGTTCCGCTGTGTAGATTTGCCGAACGTCTTGCCCAAGATTTGACAAGCCTCGGCCAATGGCAGACACGTCCGCCGGTTGCACCTGCAACGTCCCAGAGGGCATTTGAGCCTGCGCAATCTGCGGGCCTTCGTAAGTGGGAACTCGTGGCATCGTGAAACTCCTATCTCATTTGTTTTGCAATGTCTCCACTGCCACCCAAAACAGTGCCAGCAGCGTTTGCAATTCCCTGCTGCATCGCAACCTTTCCCTGCAATTCAAAGGAAAGCCCCTGCTGTTCGTAACCCCATGCTTCCATGGCAGCGTTATTGCGAATCGTGGTTGCGTCGATCTCGCCCCAGTAAGCCGATTGCTCTTGCACTGCTGCTGCCGTGCCAGTGTCAAGAAGGATGTTCTGAGCCGCGAATCCAACACGTTGAGCGCCAATGAGACTTCCAACCTTCATGCGTTGGCGTTTCACCGCTTCCTCACCCTGTTGCAATGCGTAGGAACCGCGCATGCGCTGAACCTTGGCGTTGTACTCGGCAATCTGCTTTGCCGTCTTGGCTTGGTAATACTGAGAAATTGCAGTGAACGCCGTTCCTGCGGCCTGCAAACCCATCGCTGCCGGAGATGCTGGAGATGCTGGAACCATGTTATTTTGTGTTCGTAACTGTGACCTGAGGAACCACAGCAAGAACTGTGATCGGCAATGGATCTTGCTGCTGCACGACGATCTGTCCGTTGCGGTCCCATTGCCCAACCGTTTGGACTTCAACGACACCAGTCGTCATCGAAACCGGATCAGTGTAAGGCTCGAACTGGCGCTGTTTCAACTCGCGAAGGTGATTCACGTCAGGGCCTGCAAACACGCCGCGCGTCGATTCCACGAACAGTGAAACCCGGTGAATCAGCTTTTGCTTGTCCACAAGCGTTTCCTGATTCGGAGAATCAATCGTCAGCGTCTTCATCGTGGACGTGTACGGAAGCCCAACGTGCACGACGCCAGCAGGCCGCTCCAACGTCACCTTGCCAGTGCCATCCACGACGCGCGCAGGATGGACGTTTCCATCTGCGAGGATCGCCACGGTTTTCCCAATCAGCCATGTGATCCCGGTGATTTCGTCCACGCACTTCGTCCATGTCGTGCTCGATACCCCCAGGTATCCTGATGCCGGAATGTTTTTGCTCGGTTGCACTCGAACCACGGTGCCGGAAACGTACTCCAGAACGGTGAACCGAATCAGCACCCCTGCCACGGTCAAATCAAAGGCGTTGCCAACGTCGCCAGCCACAAAGATCGAACTGGATGCCGTCAACGTTTGAATCGTCTGCACGGTCGTCCCTGTGAAAGACGTCACTGTGAGCGTTGTCGATCCCGCGTTTGTCCCGTTGTACGTTCCGCCAGAGTCCACGAAAAACGCGTCCGTTTTAACATCGAACACCTCTGAAGTGTGTCGGCGCGCAAAGCGTTCGATGTAACGTTTGGTTGCCCCGCTGATCGTCCGGTTTACCACCACGTAAACCGCATCCTCAGTGCCTTCTGACACGCAACAAACGTCTTCGAACGTACCATCTGTAACGTGCCGATGCCATCCCCAAACCTCGTGTTCTTTCACGTAAGTAAGCCCGAGAAGCGTTCCGTCATCACGGACAGACCACACGACTGAATGTGGAATCTGCTGATAATCCCACGCCAGCAACTGATAGCCATCGACCATGTGCGCCGCGAACACGGTCAAATCCCGGCCAGTGTATCCATCAGACCCAAAATCATACCGAAGATCCCGAACCACACTTCCACGGGCCTGCACGTACAAGGCATTGTTGGCAACCACGATTGGAGCAAGCGAAGAAGATCCGTTGTAACCCTGTTGCCGAAGGTTGATCGCGGTCGGCCTGATTGCCCCGTCGCCATCGCCCAAAACAAGCCATTCCCCGCCACTTGTGAGAATCAGAAGCTGATTCACCTCGACGAGGTGTTGAACCCTGTTTACCTGCCTTCCCGCGATGGTGAATGTGATCGCGTCGTCATCCTGGATGGGGCTGCGATACGTGAAATTTTTGTACGAACCAGATTTCGAGAGCCACACCTTTTCCGGCTCATTGTTCGTGGCAGCAAACACTGCTCGCTGCTGATAATACGCAGTCGTCGAAGGGTAGTTCCCAGCCGAAGGAAACGGGTTCCGAGTGATCGGCGGAGTGTCCGTCACGTCCGGTGTGATCCCGTCATCTGTGAACGACAGTTCCTTCGTGTAACCGATGTACCCAAAAACGCCGTTCTTCTTTTTGTAGACGTTGTACTCGCCAGCTCCGGAAACGGTGTTCCATGAAATCACCATGGGCTGCGAACTCGTCACCGTATGGCTCGACCCGATCTCAGCAGTCGGCTCCGACTCTTCAAACGTCTCCGCTTTCACCGACGTCACCTTGTAGTAAGTCGTGGTTCCAGCCGAGTGATCCAACGCAAGCCCGGTCGGAGCCGCAATGCTCGGGGCGTACGTGATCGCGGTCAGCGTCCACGATGTGTCGCCAGTTCGAGCCAGAACGCGCGGCGCATAGTTCGGGTGGACGATCGTTACGATGTCTCCGGACTGCACGTAATTCAGCGAAGCAAGATCCGCTGTGACGTACGGGGTGACAATCTCATACGGGACTCCCGAAACAGTAAGCTGCACGCCGTTCTTGATGACGCGCATGTACAGGTTTCCAAATTCGAGCACATACGTTTGCGATGCGTTGAACGCAAACCGAATCAGTCGCACCTTTGCTGACGAGGTTTTCACCTCGCAAATGAACTTCGTCCCCGGCCTGTTCGCCACGCCACCATGACGCATGACGATGAAATTCTCGCACGTCTCAAGCCCGGACTGATACTTGGCTTGATCGCTGCGAGCGTACAACGCCGGGGCAATCTCGCCACCAGCAAACGACCTTTGCGATATGCTCGGCATACTAGGTTATGCTGATCCCGCTCGGGAAGATGTTGCTCCAATCGTTCGTGGTCGATCCGCTGGATGTATAGCCACGCGACACCACAAATTCGGTATCCAGATCGTGAATCTGTTCGGATTCATTGAACGCAACACGCAACGCCATATCTCTTTCCATCTGAAACATTTGCAACGCTTGTTTCCGGATGTTGTCCGAAACAGCAAGAGGCATGGCAAGCTCAGCGGCCAAGAGCCACGCAAAGCATGACAGAAACATGGAATCAAACTGCGTCGGATCTTCAATCCGGCGGGTGTACTCGATCCCGGCATCCTTCGCGTTCGTGTAAATCAAACGCCCAGCCGAACCCGATCCGATCTCATACGGTTCCGCGCGCAATTCACGGCGACCGCTTGGAGTCAGGATCTTCCGAACCGTCAGCGCATCTGTGGGATAGCGATAAACGTAATCCCATTCAGCATTCCAAACGGATTCTCCAGACTCAGAAACAAGGGCCAAAGACTGAAACGTCCGAGCAAACGGCCACGGCATTTCCCTAAGCAACCTGTCTCGTGTTTGCGTGTAGAGCACATTGCAAACAATCGCTTCTTGGGAAGATTCGCTTAGGCTGGAAATGAAATTGGAAACTCCAATCCGGGCCAGAGACGTGTTGCAGATTTGAACCTCTGTTTGAGCCATAACGAAAAGAAGAGGGGCGGGTTTCCCCGCCCCCCAAGTTGAACACTAACCAGTCACCACGTCAACGCCCCCGCTTCTTAGGAAGAACAGTTTCATCCACTTCCTCCGATTTTTCATCGGAAACGGGTTGAGTAGGTTCTTCCAAAGATTCCATCCACGTTTTCGAAAACGCGGGTTCTGGAACTTCGAACTCTGCGCCGGGAGGCCGAAGCGACCCACCGAAGAATCCCAAACGAGTAGCGCGAACGCGGATCATGTTTAGGAGATGGTGATCGCGTCAGCGTAGATGCGTTGAGCCTGAACGCCACGCACGAGACCGGCCTTGTAAACGGCCACGGGCGAGGTTCCGCCTTGGGTGTACTGCAAACGCATAAAGCGTTCGTAGTTGCCAAAGGGCAGGCAAACCAGGAGCACGTTTCCGCCAGCAGCAGGCAACGCGATACCACTGTAAGTCGCAATCGCCGTGGGAGACGAAAACGCCTCATTGTCATCGGTCTGAATCACGATGCTTACCGTGGGAGACGTTCCGGTGACACCGGTGACAGTCACTTGCAGATAAACATCTTCGCCAACACCCAAATCACGCGCGGTGTTACCGGTGTAAAATGGGCCATTGTCGATGGTGTCAGTCGATGCGGTTGCAGAAGTTCCAGTGATCGACTGAGCGTCACTGAATAGAATTTGACGATCAAGGATGGGCATAAACTTAGGAGACTGCGGCTTCGTTTTCGAGGATCTGATCCGAGGTTTGAACCGGGATCCCACGGAATTTGGTGATGAGTTTGCCGTCGAAGTTATCGACAGTGATCTGGCTGGATGCCTTGTTCAGCGCTTGGATGTCCAGCATCTGGCGAACCGTGCGGTTCACGTAGAACACTGGCTTCCCAAGACTCAGCGACGGGATGCGATGCACAGCGCGAATCATGAGCTTGGTCAGATCCGCGGCAGAAGATTCCGCCACGAGATTGGACACATCGATGTTCGCGATCCGGACAGCATAACGCCAGTCACGGACTGCGAGACCGCACTTCCACTGCCAGCGGTCCACGTAGGCTTTCATTCGCCCAGTGCCGATGCCAGTGCCAGTCTGGATCAACTGTTCGCCAAGATCCTCATGAACGAGACCAGCTTGGGACCCTTTCGGATAAATCCCGTGCACGGTATTTTCACCCCATGCGATGAGCCAAATCGACGTGTTGTCCGATCCGGAGCCACCGCCTGAAATGACGTTCTGGCCGATGTTCCCGGTCAAAGCGTTGTAACGAGGTGCAAACCCCGTGAACACTTCAGGTTGAGTTGCAGCGTTCCCATAGAACAGCGTTTGAGCCATGGTCTGGTTCATCGCTTCAATGAAGGCGGCGCCTTCACTGAGTCGGAACCCGGCATCATTTCCGTTCAGGGTCGCCAGATCGTAATCGACTTCAGAGATCGCCTCGAACATGGCGCACTGTTCGTCGATTTGTGCGGTCTGCGACTTGGACGGGGTGACACCCTCATTCAGACGACGGGCCGTGATAGTGGGTAGCCCAACGCGTTGAGTCGTGCGGTGACCGGTAGGCAAATTGCCTTCCCGCCACATCATGTCATCAAGGATGGGGTTGGTTTGAGACAGCAGCTCCACGATCGCCGGAATCCGGCCATCAGGGTCCACTCGTTTTGCGACGTCAGCCAACGTGGCGACGTTAGTTGCAATGGTTGCCATTGTTTATTGGGTTTGTGGGTTACTCTTTCTTTGCCATGCCGGGATAAAAAATCTCAGCCATGGTCTTTTCCTTTGAAACAGGGGCGCCGGTTGAAACCATGCGATCCTCTTTCATCGCTTTTCCGATATTCGCAAAGAGCCGAACCAATTCCGGGTGATTCCCGTAACCAGTTTCATTGAGCATCTTCTTGAACTCAGGAGATGCAAACCGGTCTAAAGCAGCCCTTGCACTTGTGACGGTGGAATTGAAGTTCTCGCCACCAAGTTCTTTATCCGCTTTGACTTGTTCACCCCACTGAGCCGTTTGGGTGCTCCACTCTTGCGTTCTCTTGTCAACAAACCCGGACAACAACTGGTTGTCTCGTTCCACCAATTTCTGCGCCGCTTCTGGTGTTAGTCCAAGCTCTTTGGCCAAGCCCTTGAACTGCTCCAAATGGGTATTATCAAACAACGCATTTTCCGGGGCCTTGAGGTCATATTGAACCTCGACCGGCGGAGGCGTCACTTGTGCGCCTGCAACTGGTTCGGTTTGCTGAACCGGAGTTTGAGCCTGTCCTTGTGGTGAAGCCTGCGGATCGGCCAAAATTTGGTCTGCCATAAATATCAGTGATTGTTTGGGTTTCGTCTACTCATTTTCAAGAAAGCGACGACTGCTCCTTCAACATCTGAAGATATTGAGCGGGAGCAACCCTTTGAATTTCAGCCATTAGCTTCAATCCAATGTTGCGAGCGCCTTCGTTGAAAAATGTCTCAGAATTGCCGGTGTAGCTAAGGCGATACACGCCAGCCATTTCCAAGATTCGGTAAACAAACCTGCGCCCCGTCATCTCTCCCATGATCGCGCCAAGATCCTCATCGGCAATTCGTGCGGCACGTTTGGCTTTGCTTTCCTGCTCTGCAACCTGTTGCGGTTCAGCGGCATTCATCAGATTATGACAGAGATACCGAGAACATCTGAAGCTAGAGCGCAAACATCGTCGTTGCCCCATTCAGGCTCGTTCCGAATTGCAGCGCGCGCGTAAAGGTCTGACTCAACCAGCTTAAAGCTGATGATGTTCTCTGTCCCTTGAACTGTCCAAGCCGCTTGGCAATGAACAATCCCGGTTCCTATTTCGATTGTGATCAGTTTCAGTTTCATTGGGTTACTTGCAGTTCCATCGTTTGAGGTCTTAGCCATTAAACCGTCCTCGCGAGTTTTACTTTCACCTGACCAGCCGCAACTGCGGTCGTGTCATTGTCGGCAGCACCTCCGGTGATCGCAATGCCAAGCCCAAGCGCAAACCTGTGCGCTACAACTCCGGGGCTAAGTTCAGCGACACCCGGACGCCCAGAGACAGCAGCGGGAACCGGGATAAGCATCTCAGGTATGTCCGTTCCAACTGTCGGGGCTGTAGCTTTGTTGTAGAGCTTCACAAACGCATCTGTTGCGCCCGTGTTGGTTGCCCAGAATGAATGCACCCCACTCGTTCCAGTTAAGATCAGAGCGCCGTTCGTGGACGCTGTGCTGTTGACGAAATAGGGTGTTGCCGGAGCCGCCGGGGTTCCGCTGTTGGTAACTGCGGTGACCGTTGATACCGTGGTGACAGTCCCAAGCGTTTGGTTTGCAGCAAGCGTCATCGCTGGCATGCTGTTTATCGTCACACTGTTCCCAATGGACGGTCCAACCTGACGGCCAATTGCAACCACAGTTGCATCAAACTGGTCAATCCCAACAAACCCAACCGTGAGCGTCGTGGTGGATGCCGGAGCCGTCGAACCATTTAACACGCGCACTTGAAAAACCAAAGGAATATCCGAATCCGGAATCCCTTCCGTACGGGTTCCACGAGTAATCCAGCCGACACTGTTTGCCGTCGCGTCACTCCATGCGGCTTGACCAGTTTCAACAGTCAACGCCATCACTTCCGGTGACGCAGTTGTGTTGATCGTCAGCGTGGTATCACCTGATCCCCACCCGTTTCTGTACGCATCAAACTTTGCTGCGGTCGCCACAGTGCCATCAAACAACGTCCGATACGCATTCCAGCCAAAGAGCGAACACGTTCCAGATCCGCTGGCAGGCCATCCGGCCACAGTAAACGTCACGTTTTGGCCGGAAACCGACGCGATTGCGTAACGCCCTGGAATCGCCCCAGCTACGCCAGCCACGTTTCCAATCGTGATCGACTGTCCAACGTTCTGAGCAGAAAACGACAAGTCATCTGGAAGACGAACAGTGACACTTGTCGCACTGTTCACAGTCAACGCGAGTCCATCCCCGAGATAATCCACCAACTCAACAAAGAAGTTTTGGTTCACAATGCGCTGCGACAACTGGAGTTTTGCACGCACGTTCAAATCCCCAGTCAACTGCATGCGATAACGCAAAATCGTTTCCGCATTTGCAGTCGTGCCCGTGGTGATCAATCCGTTTCCGCTGGACTGAGAAACAGCCATTCCGGATCCAACCGCAATCGGGTCCCATTCAGTATCCCACCCGGAAGTGATAACTTTAGTGAACGACATACGCAGCAGCTTTGAGTTTGCGGATGCACTCGCTTTGCTCAGATCCTTCAATCTGGCGTAAGGTAATTGTGGCATGGTTAGGAGTTGCTGAGTTGCGTCAGCAGATTCGGGGTGTTCGTGTCGGTTTCGCTCAGGAGTTTCGCCCCCTGAGCCATTTGTTGAAATTGAACCATTCGTTGTTGCGCCTCAGCCGCTTGCTGGCGCGCCGCACGGATCGCATCCACTGTCTCGTCAGACCGGACAATCTTCGGTGGCACACCAGTCATGTCCGCGTATTCGTCGATCGTCTGGTCAATATCCACCTTGTCCATGGCCTGCGGGTACGCCCCGGACACATTGCCCACAAAGCCCAAGAACCGCTCAATAGAGGCCGTGGCGACCATCTTTTGCGCCTGCGCCATGATCGACGTGTAATCCACCTTGAGATCCACGCCTTGAAGTTCCTTTGGCGGGGGCGGAAGCAAATTCCGGCGCGCCATGATCGCAAACGTCCGGTCGATGAGCGGATCCAACAAATCCTCGTTCTGACGCTCCAGAACCGGCCCCAGCATCAACAGTTTTTCCTCGTGCCGCTCGTCAATCTCACGCGCTGTGATTTGACGCCGGTCAGAGTTTGCCAGCATCAGGAAAAGATCCTCGTAGAAGCACCGCTTGATCCGGAATTGCGTGTCCTGAATCAACACCTGCAGCTCCTGCAGTGGCATCCGAATTTCGTGCGCAGGCCGGAACGTCTGCCCTCCCTGCGTCTGGTCCACGTAAGTGATGTCCCCAGGCAACAGGGACGCCTTTTTGTTCATCATCGACGTCGGCGCAACCATTGGCGGGTTCACCATTTTATCGACGCTCTGAATCATCCGCCGTTGCATGGCCTGCAACTGCTGCACATCCCCAAGTGCATCCATGCCCGGCGAGTAACCGTAAACATCCTCGCCAGTCAGCGACCAACGAGGCGCCATCACCGGGAACTCATCAAACCCAGTTTCGTCCAACAACGCATCCGCATCAGATCCGATTTCCCAGTAGCAGGACGAAAAGCGTTTGTACTTCGATTCCAACGCGTTCGGATCGTAATCAGGGTTCGGATGAATCATGTGAGCGACGTTAACCCACGATTCGTAATTGCCTTGATCGTAAAGGTTTCTCGTCGCTTTCGAAACTTTATCCTTCCCAAAACGATCCACCACTTGCCGGACCGTCATCGCCCATTCGCGCTGAAATGTGTCCACCGAATGCCGATGGTTCTGCGCAATGCAATAAGACCCAATCGGAAACGTGTATGCCCGGATCACATCCTCGTCATCCTCAAGAATCGCCATCGCCGCAGTGCCGAAAAGCCCTTCGTCGCAGTACAGAAGCGGCAAAGCGTTGTAAACGTTTGACTTGAGAAACAGCGTGCGCATCCGCCGCGTAACATCGCTCAGCCAGTTTTTGACCGGCCCAAACTCAGAGAGATCCGGGTCAGGTGTCGTCAGCGAAAACCAGGGGCGAGCCGGGGAAGTAAGCCCGGACATCATGCCAGCTTGCAGGTTGCGAATGGCAAGAGTCGCAGTGGAGTCGATGATCTTCTTGTTTTTGCGATCGCCCTTGTTCCGGTCGCTGATCGTGAACCTTGAACGACGAGGCTGGATGTAATCAGCGATGTCGCGCCAATGCGTGATGAACGAATCGCGCTCGTTTTTAAGCGCAACCCGCTGCTTTTCAAGCATTTGCCGTTTGCTGTCCATTACTGCCCAAGAAGAGTTTTCCCAACTCCAGCCATTCCAGCACCAGTGTTTCCACCGCCAGCCATCCCGCCCCCAGTGTTTCCAAGACCCTCAGGACCAGTCAAAATGGTGTCGCTCCGACCAAAAGCAGCAGCGGCTTTTTTCCCCTGCCTTTCAGCGCGTCTCGATGCCATCGCTTCCGCTGTGTCCGTAGGCGTAATGTCTGGAGCGCTAGGGTTTTGCGGGATCTTAGGCTGAGACATCTTTGACGCCGCAACACCCGTTCCAGCGCCTAGCAGTGTGCCGACAATCAGAGTTGTGGTTATTGGGTCACCCATAGTCGTCTTCTGTAAACAGTTTCAGCCTTGACGTAATTTAATCTCCTCAAAAGTGGCGAATAGTCAACAGCTTCTGTCACGTGTTGGTTCACAAATTGCACTCCGTCCTTGACAAGCTGATCGTCACACCATTTGAGGAATTTCAACGCATTGAAGAACTTGCGAAAATCTTGTTTCAAAAACAACACAAGTTGTTCAGCTACAAGGCTTCCATTTTCGCCCCCACCCAAAAGCGCAAAACCATTGTATCCCACTATCATTCCTTCAGATCGCGCGATGTAACATCGAATCCGGTTGCGTTCTTCGAGTTGAAAGCATCCCTCGTGCGGAAACCGCACATTGTATTCTACTGGAACAAGTTCGCGAGCGTGTTCCTCGGCCAATGGTTTTAGTTCATCCAACAACTCATGTGTGTACGGTTCGAGAGCAAATGTAAGTTCTGTCATGCGAAGGGGTCGTATTCGGTGAGCGCTTTTCCGCGATTCTCAGACCATTGCGAGCCCGGCCCGCCTCTCGGCGCAACAGGATGCGCAAACGTCAACGCCAGCGCGTCTGCAAGGTCAGGAGACGGCATCCCGCGGCTTTTGATGTCGTCCTTGGATTCCAGTTCAAATTTCCCGCGCGCATTGGCAAAACTGTACTGCGGCGTACAGAGGTCAGCTTTCAGGTCCACCATGTCAGGGATTGCGCCCCCGGATTTCAACCAGTCGTTCATCGCGGACCACATCTCCGCGCGCTTGTTCGCGAACGTTTCCGATCCTGGGCGGCCCCCAAAGTCCACGCCGATCGGCGAAAACCCAAGTTGCAACAGTCGGTCAATAACGCCCTCTCCCCGTCCGGCATCGACAAACACCGCATCCGGTTGCCAGCTTGAAATGTACTTAGCCACGCGCCCCGCAAGTTCCATGTTCGAGATTTCCGAGAACACGACCGGTTCAAGCGCCACAATGCCCTGCCGCGGGAAAATCACACTCCTGTCTCCCCCGTACCGCGCGACATCCACCCCGAGCACTTTGGGGGCAAATTCGTATTCGGTGAGCGGAAAATGTTTCCCGGCAGCCGCCGCCACCACGTCAAAGTGAATCAGTTGATTTTCCACAGCAGCATTAAAATCGTTCAGCATTTCTTGTCGGAACTGGTTTTCCGTCATGCTCTTGCGCATGGATTCAATCTCTTGAGGTGGCAAAGCGTTTGTGTGATAGCAATCCCAGCTTGCAACGTACCACTCAGGATCTTTCTTGGCCTTGAAATACAACTCGCTCAGAAGGTTGTGCCCTTTCACTGTTCCAATGAACAGCACCCACCCCTTGCGATCCGAGACAGCCGGGCGGATAATCTCGCCCCAAATCTCGGGGCGCATGTCGGCAACCTCATCGAGCACCGCGCCGTCCAGGTAAAGCCCGCGCAATGCGTCCGGGTTGTCCGCCCCATTCAGGTAGATCGTTGCCCCGTTCGGGAACTTCACGGACAGTTCGGCGCTGTTCACTTCCACACCCGGAACCATGCGGGAAAACGCTGTTAAGTATTTCCACGCGATGCGTTTAGCTTGTTTTAGGTAAGGCGCGACGTAGGTAAACTGAGCCAGCTTTTTTCGCGTAGTGAGCGCAGCGTGAATCAGTTGCATCACCGCCATGACGGTTTTCCCGCCCCGACGGTGAACGATTACGACCGAAAATCGTTTGATCCCAGCGTGCACGGCTTTTTGCCATTCGCGGGGACGATACTTGAGGTCGATCACATCCATTCGGCTACTTGCGTTTCGATTTCCCAGCAGCGGATAGTGCGATCGCAACCGCTTGTTTCTGCGGTTTGCCGTGCTTTATCTCACGCCGGATGTTGGCGCTGATCGTTTTTGCGGATGATCCTTTTTTCAGTGGCATAGGTTTTACTCTGTTGATTCGTCTTCGTCGTCCCGCGCCGCCTCTTCGAGCGGATCTTCTGGAGACCGTGCCACGCCAGTCACGACGTTGATCGACACAGGCCCACCATCCGCGCCGGTCACAGCGGACTCAGACGGGATCATTTTCAGGAGGAACTGACTGAAAAGTTTCGGATCAAGCTCGGCGAGCTGGCGCAGATACTCCGGCCCACCAAGTTTCCCGTAAACCTTGAGCACGTCAGCCCGCAACTGAGCCCCAGGTGTTTTCGGTTTCGACATGGCCCCAGTGTGCCACAACCTGCGACTTTCGTCCCAAACGACTTTCGGAAGCCCCTCACTCTACGTGCAGCGTGGATTTGCGTGGATAATTCTGGAGCTTGCCCGCGGCTGTCTACGCCTTGTCTACGCCTTGTCTACGGCGGTTTTCCTCGGGTGTAGACACGCAAAGTGCACAACATCAACACCTTCTGAGGTGTCTACGCTGTCTACGGCGGTTTTTCAAAATCAAACCGCAAATTCGCGCCGGGGGGGTACCCCCCCTCCGGGGGTCGTGGATTATTGTGGATAGTATTTACAGGTATATGTTGTGAAATCAGGTGTAGACACTGTAGACAAGTAGTAAGGGACTATATTAGAGCGACTTGCGTGTCTACGGTGGCACAATAGTGGTGTAGACACCGCCGTAGACAGCGTAGACACAGAGAGGGCCGAAAACCGACGGATGCCCAAAACGGGTCAAACTGATACTTTCATCCCATTTCCGCGAGTTTCATGCGTTTCTCGCTCCTTATTGCAACTTGCTTGCAATAACTGGGAATTGCTAATCTGTTGCAATGGAATCGCAACCCGTTGAAAAACAAGCAACTACGCAAGAGCAAATCGCGCAACTGATCGACGCATTGAAGTGTGTTTCTGGCGAAAGGGATCTGTTGCAGCGCTTTTTGAGCGACATTCGCGCGGCGATTTCTCGGCACGATGAAGCGCTGGAAGCCGCGCAAGATCCTTGGCTTGAAATACTTGAAAAACGTTTGGACAAAAACCGCGTTTACACGATGCGGATGATCCTCGTGGAGTGCATGAATTTGCAGTGGGAAGGGCATACGCGGTCGAAAACGAGTCGGCTGCGAAACTGCCTGCGTAAACTCGGTTGGTACTCGGTTGAGGTGCAGGGGATGACGCGGCTTGTGGCTGCGTGGAAATTCCGCCACTACATGCCCGAGGTGGACGACAGCGGGGTTTTACATGAAATCCCCGTGGGACCACTTGGAAAAGACGCTGGCGACCGTTTACGGGCGTTTTTGAACCCGGAACAAGCGTACTGCTCGAAAAACCTGCTCACGGCTGTTTTTGACGTGGCTCCGGGGTACAAACGCCAGAACCGGGAACGGCTCGTGGACCTCGCGAACCACATGCGCAGGCTCGGCTGGAAATCTGTATTGCGCCGGGATGCCAGAAAAAAGGTCGTCCGCGTTTGGGTGAAGACGCGTTCGGAAAATGAATTGGATGAATTTGCTTAAACTTTGAGACAGAAACTCTGTTTCCGTGTAAGATTGAGCGCCTATGGACAAAGTTTGCTTGTACGATTCTGCACCTACAGAAAACACTATTGAGGAAAAAACCGCTCCTGAAACTCCGAAACGCACTCGGCAAAGGAAGGTTGCTCCTGATTATTTGAAAGAATTGAAAAAGGCTTTTGCGGTTGCGCTTCGCGCAGACTGGAAAATGCGCTTTGTGAAAGTGCGCGAAAATCCGCCCGCGAAGAGGTTGAAGGACTACACGGACAGTGCAAACGCTTGGGAATCTGTGGCTTACAGCGCGGCTGAACGTGCCAAGGTGTGCAAGCAGCTTGCGCTTTTGGAGCACGAAAAGCTGAATCCGCTGAAACAGTCTGAACCTACTGAAACTCCCGAGCCTGTAGTTGCATCCGAACTCGGCGGTGTGTAGGCTCTAGCCTGGTGTTGAAAAAATAGCGTCGCAGGTTCCGGGGGTTCCCGGCCACGTTGGGAAACGTGGGAATGTGTTGTGTAACACGTTCGATCTGCGACGCATTTTTTTGTCGCAACTAAACACGAAAAAGCCCCCGGGTGCCCGTAACTCACCCGAGGGCTGGAGATCGCTAACTTGCGCGCCTAGTTTGTCACAGAGGCAAAATCTTGCAAGCGCGAAGTGATTTGATATTCGCTCGAATTGAGCTTTAGCGCTGCCGCGGCATCACGTGCAGTGTCCGCCGACTCGAACACTGTTGCCCACTCGGGCCGCCCAGCAGGTACCCACGCATCGCTGCGAGGTTCGAGTAGCAACCAGCACCCCGTCTTCCTGTGCCGGATCCGGAGTTTTTGTTTCATTGCTTAGGATGCGAAAACATGAACGCGTTTAAGATCAGAATAACGATCAGCAGCGCGAACTCTAATTCCTTTCCTTTCATTCCAGGAAGAACGGAAACCACAAACCCCGTTATTCCGCACGCAACAGCAACACTGCTCACGATTAGCATTAATTTCATCGCCGAGGCCACGCCAGCATAAACGCGCTGATGGTGATCGGTGCAAGAATCAGCGCCCCGGTGAACATATCGTCCGGCGACTCCAGAAACGACCACATCACCCAGCCGAGCACGCTGCACCCTGTCGCCACAATGCAGGCACTAAGCCTGCCCATGGTGTGCTTTCTGGTGTTTTTTGGCGGGGGTAACAGGTAGAGGTTTTTCATGGTAGAGATGCGCCCCCCGGAAGGGGCGCGGATGATGTGGTTAGAGGTGAGAGTTGAGTTGAGCAGAGGTGATGTCAGTATCCCGCAGCCAGTCGCCCACGTTGTCACGAACCCACTCCTCCGCAAGGTCGTAGTGTTCATCTGTCCACTCGCCCTCGTTCGCCCAGTCGTAAAAAGCATCCTTATTTGCAATCACAACCGCGTCGTCTTCACGGTCGCCGGGGTGAAAACTCACGTTCCACCCAAACTCGGGGGAGAGTGTCAGGCATGTTTGATTGGTGTCCGCGGAGCATTCGATCAGTCGGATGATTTGCGATTTCAAGGTGTTGTTCATAACGCCGTCAAACATCCCTTATTTTTGTTCAACTGTCAACAAACTTTTTGCAACTACCTGATTACGTGAAACTTCCAGATGCGCAAACTCTGACGCGTTGACGTTTTTGTGACAGAGGAAACCCAACCCAACCGGCGGAGGCACTCTTGCACGCGTAACTCCATGCGCCTGTCCTGCTTGGACATCTCCACCTTGATGATTTCGGTGAGAATCTGTCGCACCGTGTATGCCCGCGATGAGTCGAGTTCTCGAAGTAACTCCTCTTGCCATGTGTCTTGAGACAAACGCTTTACGCATTCCGCCTCTTGCAAATCGCGGTCCACGTCCCACCACGATTCCCCGGCCCGAAACCGTTTCACCGCTTCCCCGAGCAACTGCGCCCGGTTTTCCCTGAGCCACGTCACATCGACCGAGGATCCGCATTCGACCGGCCAGAACCGGCGCGCCCCTGTCTCATCCTGATTCCAGTCCGACCGGTTCGTGGTGCCCGCAAACACGCATGAACGTGGATAGTCTGTCGTGTTGCGACCATACGGAGCCCGGTATCGGTCCACCTGACACGAAATGATGCCCTTGATCCGCTCCTTCTCGACGCGGTTGAACGAGTGCATCTCCGAAATCTCGATGAGCCACTTCCCGTTCAAAACCCCGAAAAAGTCCTTCGAGGTGATACTTTCGTGGCATTCCGTGAACCACTGCCCACCGAGCACCTGAAGCGCTGTGGATTTGCCGACGCCTTGCCCACCTTCGAGGATCGGCATCGTGTCCACTTTGCATCCTGGTTGCAGCGCACGCGCCACCATGGAGATCAGCCAGCAACGCCCGACGGCCTGTGTGTAGGGTGTGGACTCACACGCGAACACGCGCGGAAGCCAAGTTTGAAGTCGGTTCACTCCATCCCACTGCGCGCCGCACTTCTCGAGAAAATCGGAAAGCGGATTCCGGATATTTTGCGCGGCCACCAGTTGCACGGATTCGTGAACGGTTTCGATCGAGCATTTCGGCATCTCCAGCGTGGACTGAATCTCCCGGGTGAGCATCCGATCGTCCGAGTCCGACCACTCGCGTGTGTCTCCGTTCCAGTCGGTGCAGATTTTTTTCGAAAACTCGTCTCTCCAAAATCGCCCGCGAACAACGTCCCAGCGCTCCAAAATTTTGCAAATGTTGTCGAGGTTGCATACCGGGACGAGGGTGCTCGAAAGAATGAGCCCGAGATCCTCCCAGAGTTGCGCCCGGTCGATGACCTTCGTATCCGCTGCCGCTTGTTTCTCTGCCGTGGATTGCGGCATCCACACGCGCACCCGGCTTTTCGCCCACGCTGCAATCGCTCGCCAATTCGTCATCCCCCCCTCGATTGCGTCCGCTGCGTCCCATCCAGGCGGCTGTCCGGACACGTCGAGGATTTTAATCTCCGCCGCCCGATCAGCGAGCAACTCAGCGATCCGGCCCATGGCACCGATCCCAGGTTCGTCCGCATCTGGCCAGAGCAAAACTTTCCGCCCAAACAGCGGCGAAAAATCAGTGTGGCGGTCTGCCATCGCGCCCCCGGCCCAGCATGTCACAACGTAACTCGATGTGATCCGACTGAGTGCGTCGGCGCATTTCTCGCCCTCAACCACAAGAATCGGCGCTTCCAAGCGGCCCTCGATCGCCGGGAGGTTGTACAGCGGACGTTTCCCGGGCCACGCCTTATTCACCCACGCGGCTGCCTTTGTGTCCCACGACCATGGGCAAAACTGTTTGCGCCCCCCGTCCCGTTCGTGCCGGGTAACGTAAAACGCTATCTGCTCGCTGGTCGTCTCATAACGGTAAATCGCAGTCGGCGCACCGTAACGATCCCACGCTGGCAACCCTGCGGCTTCTGGTGGCAAGCCGATTTGACCCGCGTCCTTCTGCTGCGGCTTCACGGCCACCGCCACTGGAGCAGTTCCAGAGAGCCGGTCAAACGCCTCGGCCTGAGTAATGCCATCCCGCGCGGCAAATAGCGAGATGAGATCCGAGCCGGAGAATTGTTCCGGGGACGCAAAATCTGCCCAAGCGCCTGTTTTCAGATTCACTGACAACGACTTGCCGGGAGAGCCATGCACGTCCCCGATTTTGAACTCACCGGAGACAATTCGCCCCTGCGGATACCACGATTGCAAAAGTTCCTGCGCCCCATGAAGTAGGGACGCAGCCAGCGCTGAGAAGTCACGGTTTCTCATTTTGCCCACACTGGAGATCAGCCTGCAATGTGTCTAGCCACCAGTTTTTCAAAATCCTGAACGCTCGTGCAAACTCCTGCGCAGCAATTCATTGTCAAAAGAAATTCAATCGCCGCAATTTGATTAGGGCGCGGTTTTTGACCGGGCCGTTTCACCTCAACCGCAAGCAGTTTACCGCTTGGCAAAACGCCGATTAAATCTGGCGCGCCGGGAAACAGTCCCGAGGAAAGCCACCGTCCATCGGCAAGTTGGTATTTGCCGGACTGGTTGCGCCAAAGGCGGGCCCCCAGTTCAGAGGCCCGCAGTTGGATTTTGGCAGAAATGTCGGATTCCGACTTAGAATGGGACATCGTCTGACCCATTATTTGACTCCGTGCTTCGTGTAGCTCGCTGACCATCAGCGGATTTCACCCCGTCCAAAAACTGGACGTTGCTTGCCACGACCTTCAAGCGTTGGCGTTTTTGTCCTTCCGGGGTTTCCCACTGGTCAAGTTCGAGCCGACCGCCAACATACATCGAGCTTCCCTTTGTCAGATATTTTGCGCACAAATCGGCTAGAGATGCCCACGATTCCACGTCGATGAACGTCGCTTTTTCTTTTTTCTCGCCGGACGACGTTGTGTACTTCTCGTTGATCGCAAGCGACATGCTACAGATGCTTGTGCCTGATTTTGTGGATTTGGTTTCAGGCTCTTTAGTGAGTCTGCCGATTAAGTGCACTTGGTTTAGGTTGCCCATGGTTTTGTTTTTTGGTTTCTGGCTGAAAAAATCTTTAACGCCCACTCACGTGGGAACTTGTAACCACGCTGTTTTCCAAGTTCGATAAGGCTTTCCAAAGATCGCGCTTTGCTCTGTTCAGAAACGCGCGCGGCCGCCAGTTTGGCGCGTGCTTCAGCAGTGACTGCCACCAGTTTACCGTCCACCTCCTCGGGGCCGTTGCGTTTGGCTGGCTCGAATTTGTATCCGCACGTGCAAACGGATGCAGTCGATTCGATTGCACGGTAGCACTTCGGACACTGTTTGATGCGTTCCGTATTTTGCACGTCTCGCTTGCCACGCTTTTTTCCTTCAAGAGACCACTCCCGAGGATCATCGGGGAACCCGTGCCGTTTGTAGTTCCCGACGTGATCCAGTATCGTCGCACGCTCTTTGCCGGGCAACACTCGAAGTCCGCGCCCCCACTGCTGGAGGCACAACGCCAGCGACGCCGTGGGCCTGAGCATCTGGACGCACTCAATCGCCGGCAAATCGAACCCCTCAGACACCACGTTACACGACACAAGGTGCGACACCTCGCCCTTCGCAAAGCGTGCCACAAGCGACCGGCGCGCCATTGGATCCATGGAGCCGTCGATGATTTCAGCCCGGTATCCGGCGCCAACGTAATCCGCTCGGGTGCGCTGGCAATGTGCGATGTCCACGCAAAAAACCACAGTGCGCTGCCCGTTTGCGATTTGCCGGTAAGCCTCAACCGCGCGCGCTGCAATGACCGGCTTTTGCATGAGAGCCGACGTGTCTTTGGACTTGAAGTCCCCGGCCTGAAAACCGACTGCGCTTACATCGATGTTATCTGGCAGGAAATAATCGTAAGAACAGAGCGCGCCACGCTCGATCAAGTCTGCCGTTGTCGGGCCGATGACAATATCCTCGAACACCTCCCCAAGTCCTTCTCCGGACAGCCGTTGAGGTGTTGCGGAAACACCCACAACCTTCGAGGCCGCCCAGTGCGTCAACACCCGGCCCCACGACGACTTCAGAGTAACGTGGTGCGCCTCATCGACGATGATGAGCCCGAAGGAAACCACTCTCTCCAAGCGGTTTTTGAGAGTAAAAACGCTGGCAACGACCACGTTAACGTCTCGCCGGTAAACGCGACCGGGAGCAATGAACGTGCACGCAACTCCAAACTTCTGAAGAGTTTGCGCGACTTGGTCTATGAGTTCATCGCGATGAACAATGATGAGACACCGAACACCTCGTTCAGCGGCGCGGCTGACCATGTAAGAGAAAATCACCGTTTTCCCTCCACCGGTCGGGAGAACCATCAGTGTGCGATTGTTCGTCCTGAGGCTGTTACGCGTTCTCGTCAACAAATCCTCTTGATAATCACGAAGTTGCATAAAGTGGAACCAATAAAAGCAAAAATACCGATCCACAAAGCTACGCAAATCGCAACTTGCGAGCAACTTGCAAAGAATCCACTTTTTTCCACGATTTTACATTGCAGCACACAAAGTTCCCTGCTTTAGTTTGAACCGTCAGCACGGCAACCGGCGCTGACATCGTTCTTTGAAAAACCGAATAGAGATGTCAGTCAGGCCGAAACCGGGGCAGTCAGTCTCCGGTCGCAGCGTTTTTCGCTGCCTGATGAGGCCATCACCTATGAATCCCAATCCTATTTATTTAGTCAAAGACACAAAGTTTAACGCATTCGTTATCACCGAGTTTCCTTCCGGAGGCGATTTGATTGTTGAAGTTGTATATCCAAGCGAACTTGGAGTGGAGCAACAATGCGCTGAAATTGTGTCAGCGTTAAACGACGAACTGAAAACAAACCACGGAATGTCGAGGGTTTACGTTGCGTCGCAGTTGTTCAGAACAACGCGTCCAAACGAATCTTTTTCCTTAAAACTATGAGTTACAGATTTTACCGAAACAAACCGGATCTTGACCATCGCTCACCTGATGAATGGAAGTCAGCCATTGAAACAATCGAATGCCCTCTGGCTCGTGGAGCTGCCGCCAAGATTGTTTGGTGGGATTTCTTTGGCGCAAGGGCAGTGTCCGAGCGTTGGAATCAACTCGATGAATATCTCACCTTTTCGATGCAAGAACTGTTTCTTCCAGATGAAAAGGTCATCGAAGCCCTCGAATCCGTTGGATACAAAAACGTTGCGCCGAAACGAGTAGTTTTGAAATCGCTTACCTCAACCGCGCGATTTGCAGCTTTTGAAAAATACCGTCAACCCTACCAAAAATTCGAAAAATACCAAAAATGAACAGAATCGACATTTATCCAGCAGATCGCAACGACTGGCTTGCACTCCGTTCCGAAGACATCACATCCACTGAGATTGCCGCGCTATTCAACCTGAGTCCTTACAAAACGGCCCTCGAAGTTTTTTCCGAAAAAACCGGGAAGATTGAAGATTCGTTCAAGGAAAACGAACGCACCACGTGGGGAAATCGTTTGCAAGATGCAATCGCTGCGGGCGTTGCCGAAGACAAAGGCTGGACCGTGCAAAAACGCACGTGTTACACACGCATCACCGAACGTCGGATTGGCGCCAGCTTTGACTTTGAAATCGTCGGAGATCCACGCGGGCCCGGGTTGCTAGAGATCAAAAACGTCGATTCACTTGTGTATCGCCAAAAGTGGGAAGAGTTCGACGGTGTCGTCGAAGCGCCGCAACACATCGAACTTCAGCTTCAGCACCAGTTGCTTGTCAGCGGCTTTCAGTGGGGCGTGATCGTGGCCCTTGTCGGTGGCAACACGGTAAAAATCATCGAGCGACAAGCAAACCATGAGATTCAAAACGCAATCCTCGACGCATGTGCACGCTTTTGGGTTGCAGTCGATGAAGGCAAAGCGCCCAACCCGATCTACCCACGCGATGCAAAAGTCATCACGCGGATAAACCAACATGCCGAAGCCGGCACAGAGGCAGTGATTTCCGATGCCTCTCCTGTGAATGAGTTTGTGGCTCAATACAACGAGGCTTCAGCTGCCGAAAAAACCGCATCAGAGGCCAAGGAAGAAGCCAAAGCAAAAATCCTCGAAGCCATTGGGTCCACCGCAAAAGTTTACGGTCCGAACTGGACCATTTCCGCAAGTGAAGTGGGAGCCAAAGAGATACCGGCAACCATCCGAAAAGCTTATCGCACATTCCGAATCAGTAACAAAAAATGAAAACCTCAGAAACCATCGCAAAACTTGCAAGCGCTCTCGCCAAAGCCCAAGGACAGATGCGCGCCGCCGCCAAAGACTCAGTCAACCCGCATTTTAAATCACGCTACGCTGATCTTGCCGGTGTCTGGGATGCCTGCCGCGAACCGCTTGCAGCAAATGGACTGGCAATCATGCAGTCCCCTGGTGAGATCGGGGACAAAAACATCACCCTGACAACGATGCTTGCACACGAGTCGGGCGAGTGGATTCAGTCGCAATTTACGATCCCCGTGAGCAAACCCGATGCGCAAGGGGTCGGGAGTGCAATCACCTATGCGCGCCGCTATGCGCTCGCCGCAATGGTCGGAATTGTGCAGGATGACGACGACGGAAATGCCGCGTCAGCGCCTCGCAAAACGGTGGCTGTTCGGCGTGTGGATGATGTTCAACAAGAAACGCCGTTCGATCTTCAGTTGGCACTTGTAGCAATCACCAAAGCCGAATCGCTCGATCTGCTCAAAGCCGTGTACGCCGACGCGTACAACGCCGCCGACGCAATCGGGGACCAAACCGCAATCACAGCCCTTGTTCGCGCCAAGGACGCGCGCAAAGCGGCACTCGCGCAGCAGCCGTCCAAACTCAAAGGAATCGTGGCTCCCGAACAGCCGCAAGATGACGTTTTATGACCGAACCGAAACTCTCGCCAATTTGGCTTACCTCGCGCCAGCTTGCCGAACGCCTTGGGGTTGCCCAAGGAACGGTTGAAAACTGGCGTTGCAAAAAACTCGGACCCGAATGGGTACACCTGACCGGGAAACGAGGCCCGGTGCGATACCACATCGAAGCAGTAAAACGTTGGGAAGAAACTCAGAACCAAAACAACAAATGACACTAGATGAACTTCAAACAGCAGTGCTGCAGTGGTCTTACGACCGTGGAATCACTTCAAATGCAACTCTGGAAAGTCAGCTATTGAAGGCGATGAGCGAGATGGGGGAGCTGGCGGATGCGGTAGCCAAGAGCCAGTTTGATGAGATGCGAGACGCTATCGGCGACGTGACGGTGTGTCTTATCAACTTGGCTTACCTGAGCGGATCGTCGCTCCGGGAGTGCCTTGAAGGAGCCTGGGAGGAAATCAAGGATCGCCGAGGGATTCTTCTCCCCAACGGGGTGTTTGTGAAGGAGGTAA